TGTCCTTTTCATGACCATCAACGATCACGAGCTGATCGCCAAGGTCACCGACAACCCGTTGTCGTTCAAAGCCTACGTCTAAGGAGATACCATGGCCACACAAACTAAAGAAGAACCGTTGTACGTGCAGGAAAGCGGTGACGGCACCGCCACAGTCGAGCTGCCGGAGAACCTGCTACCCCACGATGACGGCGATGAGCCCGCCCCGCGTGGCGATGACGCCGGGGACGAAGACCACCCGGATGACTCGGACGCCGTCCGCGCCGCCCGCCGGGCGCGTCGCCGGTCCAAAAAGGACCTGATCCGCAAGACCAACGAGGAAAAAGACGTCCGTTTGCAACACCTGCAACGCCAAAACGAAGAGATGGCCAACCGGCTGTCCCAAGTTGAGCGTCGCACGCAGGGCGCGGACATGGCCAGATTGGAAAAAGCTATTGACGACGAGCAAGTCCGGGTGGAATACCACCGGATGAAGCTGTCCGAAGCCACCAGTTCAGGCGATGGAGAGGCCGCAGTGGCCGCTCAGGAGGCGTTGTACGACGCCCGGCAAAAAGTTGAGCAGTTGAACCGATTTAAGCAGCAAGCAGACCGCCCAACGCAGGAAAAACCGGCTATTGACCCCGGTGTACAACGTCACGCCACCCAGTGGATTGACCGAAACGGCTGGTACAAGCCCGATTTGTCCGACACCGACAGCAAGATCGCCAAAGTGATTGACGAAGACCTTGTAAAAGAGGGCTGGAACCCCGGAACGGCCGATTATTGGGACGAATTGGACTCCCGCTTGCAGAAAAGGCTTCCCCATAGGTATAATGAATCGTCAGACCGACGTGATTCACCTAACAGGACTCCAAGGAACACCGTGGGAAGCTCAGGACGCGAAGCATCAGCCGCATACGGGGGCACAAACCGTACTTTCACTCTCACCGCTGAACAAGTGCGTGCGATGAAGGACGCGGGTATGTGGGAAAACCCCGAAAAGCGCGCAAAGATGATCAAGCGATACGCAGAGCAAGCACGAACAACCCAACGGAGTAACTAATCATGGCCGAATCACGTCTCAAGAAATCTCTAGGAACCGGTACGCGCGAAACTCGTGCAAACGAGGACGGCAGCCGGGCAGCCCCTGAAGAAAAGTTCATTTCAACGCAGGAACGTCGCAAGATGTGGAGCGAAGAATGGACACAATCCGCATTGCCCAAACTGCCCAACCTTGACGGTTGGCATCTTTGCTGGCTCTCAACAACCAACAGCTACGATTCCATCGATAAACGGATGCGCCTCGGGTACGTTCCAGTTAAGTCTGAAGAGATACCCGGCTACGAAGAATATCGCGTGAAATCCGGTGAGCATGTTGGCTTCATATCATGCAACGAGATGTTGCTGTTCAAACTGCCGATGGATGTCTTCCAAGAGATCATGACGCACATGCACCACGATATGCCACAGGACGAGGAAGAAAAAATCCGCGTTCAAGTGGAAAATCTACAGGGCGCACGGGACAGTCGCGGGAAATCGCTGGTTGGAGTTGAGGGTGACGGTTTGGGGAACTTTGCGCAGCAACCCAACCGAGCGCCGGTTTTTTCCGGCTAATTCAAGGAGTTTTATATGAGTGCAACCTCTACTCCGTTTGGTTTGCGTCCTTCTTTCCATCCTTCGGGACTGGATCGGGCTGTGGCGCTGACGGACGGTATTCTGTCGACGTATTCGTCGAATATTTTGAAAGGTCAACCGGTAGCCCTGAACAGCTCCGGCGTGATTATCGTCGCCACTGCTGGCAGCGCCTACCAAGGCGCGTTTGCTGGTGTGGAGTGGACTGATACCACTGGCCGTCGCCGCGTGTCCAATTACTGGCCCGCATCCACCGCGTACATCACTGGTTCGTGCGTAGCTTATTACTACAGCGACCCCAACATCGTGTACGACATCCAGTGTGATGGCTCGTTGGCACAAACCTCCATTGGAGACCAAGCTAACTTCAGCAATATCACTGCTGGTTCGACCACCACCGGCCTGTCTGCCGCTACCATCTCTTCGAGTTTGGCTGGCACTAGCGCTGTTGGCGATATGCGCATCATTGGTTTGTACCAAGGTGTGGATAACGCTTGGGGTGATGCCTATACGACTGTGCAGGTTCAAGTGAGCCGCAGCCAGTTCGTTGCCACCATTAACGCTATTTAAGGAGGCATAAAAAATGGCCGCTCCAATGAGAAGTACGGACTTTCGTTCGATTGTTGAACCAATCCTGAACGAATGCTTCGATGGCGTTTATGACCAACGCGCAGATGAATGGTCACGTGTTTTCCGCGAGGAAGACGGTATCCCCCGTAACTACCACGAAGAGCCCGTCCTGTACGGCTTCGGCGCGGCTCCCCAGTTGCCTGACGGTACTCCCGTCACGTACCAACAGGGCGGCGTGCTCTTCTTGCAGCGCTACGTCTACAAGGTCTACGGTCTGGCTTTTGCCCTGACCAAGGTCCTCGTGGAAGACGGCGACCACATCCGTCTGGGTCAGGTGTACGCACGTCACTTGGCACAGTCGCTGGTGGAAACCAAAGAGCTGCTCTGCGCGAACATCCTGAACACCGCGTTCAACTCCAGCTACCCCGGCGGCGATGGCGTGCCGCTGATCAGTACCGCTCACCCCATCGTGAACGGCACCTTCAGCAACCAGCTTGCCACCTCGGCTAACCTGAGCCAGACATCGCTTGAGCAGATGCTGATCCAGATTCGCCAAGCTGTGGACAACAACGGCAAGAAGATCCGTCTGGTGCCCCGCCAATTGGTGGTCGCCCCCGGCAACATCTTCCAAGCCGAAGTTTTGCTGAAGTCGGTCCTGCGCACCGGCAACGCCAACAACGACATCAACCCGGTGAAATCCATCGGCTTGCTGGACGAAGGCGCTGCTGTTCTGTCGCGTCTGACCAACGCCAGCGCGTTCTGGGTCCAGACCGATGCACCCGAGGGCATGAAGCTCTTGATGCGTCGTCGTCTGGAGAAGACCATGGAAGGCGATTTTGAGACCGACTCCATGCGCTACAAGGCAACCGAGCGTTACATCCCCGGGTTCACCGACCCACGTGCAATGTACGGTACTGCTGGCATTTAATTGCCAAAGGGCTCGGGAGGGGGCCTTAACCCCTCCCAATATTTTTAACATCGGTCAAACTTTTCAAGGAGCAGACCATGCCTCAATTTTCAGATGACTTGTTTCTAGGTCCGGCCCAGACGTACATGGGTACTGGCCTTCGCCCGTACTCCACAACCGCAACTGGCGGCACTGGTAGCGTTTCCTCCACCACCCTGAACGTCACCGCAGTGGGCTTCGGCGCACCAATCGTTCTCGGCATGTTTGTTGACGGCACCAGCGTGACCGATGGCACCTACATCACTGCCTTCGGCACTGGTACTGGCAGCACCGGCACTTACACGCTGAACCAAGCCATCAACGTAGCCGACACGACTGCGCTGACCCTCCACGACAACGAGCCTTTTGAAAACCCGTCTCCGATGAGTTTGGGTGTTGGCCCGCTGGGTCGTATTTACGTTTGGGATGTGATCCCCCAAGCTCCTGTAGCTAACAACATCGCCACCGCGCAAACGACCTCCTCAACCATTACGTTGACCGCTGGCACTTCGGTGAAGTCTGTTGTCCGTACCGATGGCGTTACCGTGTTGCAACTTGATTGCCCTCGCGCTCTGAGCATTGTTTCTGGCACAGGCACTTTGACCAACCGCAACGTCACCATCTCTGGCTACGACTACTACGGTCAAGCCATGAGCGAAGTGATTGCGACTGGTACGGTCCAGTCCACCACGGTTGCTGGCAAGAAAGCCTTCTTCCAGATCGTGTCCGCTACCATCTCCGGTGCGTTGGGCGCAACGATTGCCGTTGGGACCAACGATGTACTGGGATTGCCAGTGCGCGTGACGGACGGCGGTTACATCTGCCACGTGGGCTGGAATGGTTCTTTTGCACTCGACACCGGCACTTTTGTCGCCGCTGTTACCGCAACGGCCACCACGACCACTGGTGATGTGCGCGGCACCTTCGACCCCTCCTCAGCGGCAGACGGCATCAAGCGTCTGGTGTTGGGAATCATGCTTCCAGCAATTGCAGTCGGCCCGAACGCTACCCGCGTTGGTGCCCTCGGCGTAACCCAAGCATAAGGAGTAAATCATGGGCCAATTCAAACCTATGGTCAAGATGGAGACCACCGAGCCTTCAGTGATTCTGAAGCTCAAAAAGGGCGGCCGTGTTGCTGGCCACTCCGCCATGAAAAGCACCATGTCAATGGATGCGGCTGACGGTAAATTTGCCCCTCCCGGCAAAGCACCGAAGAAGCCTTCCATCATGGAGCGTCGCAAGTCCATGAAGGCACCCATGCTGATGTCCAAAGACGGCGGCGTAGCCAAGAAGGCCAACGGCGGCATGATGGGCGCTCCTATGGGCGCTCCTATGGGCGCTGGCGCAGGCGCTGGCGCAATGATGAGCCCTGCCATGAAAAAGGCGCTCATGATGCGCATGATGGCCCAACGCGGCGCTGGACGTCCCGGGATGGGTGCTCCTGTGCGTCCCCCGATGGCAGCCCCTATGGCGGCTCCTATGGCGGCTCCTATGGGCCCGGCTATGAAAAAGGGCGGCAAGGCCGGTGACATGGGCCAAGACAAGGCCATGATCAAAAAGGCTTTCAAGCAGCACGACGCGCAAGAGCACACGGGCGGCGAAGGCACTAAGCTGAAGTTGCGCAAGGGCGGCACGACCAAGGTTGTTGACGGCGACAAAACCGACAAGGCGCACGGCACTGGTGCCGTCAAGATGGGCAAACCGGCTGGCTACGCCACCGGCGGCTCCATCCCTTCGGAAACCTCGTCAGGCTCGTACAAAACCACCAAGATGCACCAAGGCAAGCACGACAGTGCAAGCGGTACTGGCGGCGTCAAGATGGCCAACGCGGGCGGCTTTAAGCACGGCGGCGAAGTCAACTGGGAAAATCGCCCGGCAAACTCGGCCAAGCCCGGCAAGACCAACACCAAAACCGGTGAGGTCAAGGAAGCCAACGCTGGCGGCTACAAAAAAGGCGGTGCTGCAAAAAAGCATTTCGCTACGGGGGGCAGTGTTAACAACGCTGGCCACGCCGTAGCAATGCCCCGTAAGCCGGTGTCAAAGCCGATAGCCAACAGCCTGCAGTCCGGCACCTTCAAGAGTGGCGGTAGCGTTGCCAACAAAGCTACTGGTGGCGGCATGCCGCTAAAAGGCCATGCGTACCATGACAAGTCAGATGCCGAATTGAAATACATTCTTAAAGATGCTGGGGAAGCGGCTCGTGCAATGAAGGACCACAGCCCCAAATCTGAGAGCAAATATCTTGATCAGGTAAATGATGCTGCAACGGTTTTGCATTACCGTAAAAACGGTATCACACGCAAGGCTGCTGGCGGTAGCGCAAACTACCCGACGGCTGATGACGGCTACGATCCTGTTGTCGAGCGGGAAGCCCGCCGTCGGACAAATGAGCAAGAAGCCACCCGTCGTGAGAATGAAGCTACTCCGGTGATGGACTCTGTCAAACGGCTGCTTGGCATCCGGCAAAATGCCGGGGCAGGAAGGGGTTTTGTAAACCCCACAATGACCCGCAAAGCAGGCGGCCGCGCCTGTTGAAAACGAGTGGGGGCTTCGGCCCCCGCTTCTTATTTTGGAGAATTAAATGCGACCACTTGTACTAGGCCCATACACGCCTGCGGTAGCTTCGACAACGGCATTTAATGCCCAAGGTTTCACCAGCACCGGCGACGCAACGGCTCCGACTACCACGTCTACGTCAGATGGTCTGGCGCACTACGTCACGCTGACATCTCCTGCGCAAGCCACGCTGGCTGGCATCAATTTCACAATTGTCGGCACAGATCCCGATGGCCACAGCATCAGCGAAACAATCGCTGGCCCGGCCAGCGCGTCGACAGTTACGAGCACCAAGTTCTTCAAGACCGTGCTGACTATTCAACCATCGGCGACTATGGGCGCTTTGACGCTGGCAGTCGGCATTGCGGTCACGGCCATCACCCCGACGATCCCGCTGACCAACTCAGCCGCTGCGGCCGGTATGACGGTTGCCGTGACCGGAACGGTCAACTACACGGTGTACGAGACCTTTGCCAACGTGTATGTGCATACCGCGAATTCCGTCTCCACGGCGATTACCGCTTTGACATCCAAGACGGCAAACACTTCGGGGAATGCCTCAGTGAGTGCTACGGGCGTCCTATTGCTTGTCAACTCCGTCACTGCAAGCGCAACTATCACTATTTGGTTGAACCAAAATAGCTCTGGGCTGGCGTAACCATGCCAAGCAAGTCACCAGCCCAGCACCGCCTGATGCAGGCCGCTGCCCACACCAAGGGCGGGTTTGGTGGCGTCCCGCAGAAGGTCGGCAAAGAGTTTGTCAAGGCTGACAAAATGGCGGAAGGCGGAGTAGCCCAGTCGTTGAAAAAGGCCGGGTTCTACGAAGAGGGCAAGAGCAAGCCAGAGCGCTTGAAGATTGTCAACCAAGCAACAACCAAACCTGAGCGGGTGCAAATTGTGGAAAAACTATTCTCATCCAAAAAAATGAAAGAGGGTGGCTTGTATGCCAACATTGCTGCAAAACGTAATCGGATCGCTGAAGGCTCTGGTGAGCGCATGCGTAAGCCGGGCGCAAAAGGTGCTCCAACGGCTGATGCCTTCAAGCAGTCAGCAAAAACCGCCAAAATGAAAACAGGCGGCAAGGCCACAAAGTCTTGCTGGTAAATCATGGCAAAAAAGAATCCGTCTTTGGCCATCGGGCGCGGTGAAAAACTGCCTGCCAAGCAAGGCGCAGGATTGACCGCTGCTGGCCGAGCCAAGTACAACCGAGAGACCGGGTCAAACTTAAAGGCACCCCAGCCGCAAGGCGGTGCCCGGCGCGATTCGTTCTGTGCCCGCATGGGTCCTGTCGCTGAGAAGAGCGAAAAAGGAAGCCGCGCGCGGGCGTCTATGCAACGCTGGAACTGTCCCGGCTGGTAAGGAGCAATCATGGCTGACGATTACGCACCGCAATACAGTTTCACCACCGAGGTGAATCAGGCTACTGGCCAACCGCAGTATTTCTACACCAACTTGGGTTCCCAAAAAAGAACTGAGCTGCAAGACGCGGATACGTATAACCGTCTGAAAGCAAAATTTGATACCACAACCGACCAAGGTTTTAACGATGTAACCAAAGCTCAAGAGCAAGAAGCTGGGTTCACGCAAGACGATACTGCCCAAGGAATGCGGGCACGCAGGCAGGCGGCTCAGGCACGTCAAACCCCTTTGATAAAAGCCAAAGGCGGCGCTATCAGTTTGAAAAATTGTAAAGTGTCTACTTGCACGCCCAGCAAGAAAAAATCAAGCTGGTAAGGAACAATCATGGCCTACTCTGGAACCGTTGGACAGACCGTAATCACGGTCCAGCAGCTCATCGACCACGGTGCGCGTCGGTGTGGGAAGCTGGCCGAGGAATTGACAGTCGAGCAGGTCCAGTCGGCCAAGGAGTCGCTGTTCATCCTGTTGTCGAACATCGCCAACATGGGCATCAACTACTGGGCGATCAGCAAACTCGTCATTGGCCTGAAGCCTGACCAGTACATCTACAGCCTACCTGTGGGCTCCATCGACGCCCTGAACGTGCTATACCGCACCATGGACCGCCCCAACGGTGCCTACACCTCGTCCGCAGGCGGCACGGTGGCCAACGTCTACGACGGCGACGTCAACACCTACTGCCAGCAGACATCGACCAACGGCAACATCGCAGTCAATTTTGGGACCACCAACCCGCAGTACATCGGCTCCATCGGGTTCTTGCCCTACGTCTCCGGTGGGGGATCGGCCACATGGAACTACACGCTCCAGTACTCGACCGATGGTTCCACGTGGAACACTCTGGCCACCGGCACCAACGTGGCGGTGTCGGACAACCAGTGGGTGTGGACGGACATCGATCCCGGGCAGAACGTGGCCTACTACCGCATGCAGGCCACCAGCGGCACGACGCTTGCCCTGCGTGAGCTGTATTTCGGCACCATGGCCCGTGAGCTTCAGATGGCGCGCTTGAACCGCGACGACTACACCAACCTGCCCAACAAGCAATTTACGGCCAACCAGCCCTTCCAGTTCTGGTTTGACCGCACGATTCCCCAGCCGACCATGTACCTGTGGCCAGTCCCATCGAGCGCGTTTGTCCAGATGACTGTCTGGTACTCGCGTCAGATCATGGACGTTGGATCGCTTTCCGGCCAACTGGAGATCCCGCAGCGCTGGTACGAGGCCATCCTGATGATGCTCTCGCACCGCATGAGCTTGGAGTTGCCTGCGGTGCAAGCCGACCGCATTGGATACCTCGAGGGCCAAGCCGAGAAGTACTTCAACATGGCCGAGCAAGAAGAGCGCGACAAGTCTCCGATCTACTACAGCCCGAATATTTCCGTGTACACACGCTGATGCCAAGATTCCTTAACACCGAAGGGTTGACGTCAGTCGCCATCGCCATATGCGACCGGTGCAAGATGAAGCGCGCGTTTGTCCAGCTTGGGCCAGACCCCAATTTTCCCGGCCTGCGCGTGTGCGATCAGGGATGTATGGACACGCTGGACCCGTACCGGCTGGCTGCCCGCCAGACCGAGCGGATAAACTTGCGTTTCCCAAGGCCGGATGTCAGCGTGGATGCGGGCGATGATTACTTGATTACTGGCGGAAATAACCAGTTTCAGATCTCGACCGAGCAGAACACGCAGACGCCTACGCAGACCGGAAACAAGGATACGATTGCCCCAAGCCCACCTAGCAATACGAGCACATAATGTCCGCACAAGTAACCATATCCCAACTGCCCACGGCCGGTGCGATCACCGGAACCGAACTCGTCCCCGTGGTCCAGAATGGGGTCACGGTGCAGACTACGACTGCGGCGCTTGCTGGCTCTCCTGTCCAGACCTACACCTACCTGACGGTGTCACAGACCCCGCAGTTGGCGAACAGCCGCTACGTTGGAGTCACCAACGGGCTGGTCATCACCGATGGTGGCTCCCAAGGGCTGTTCAATATCAGCACCACAGGCGCTTTGTTGTCGCTGGTGAACTCTGGTACTGGCTTTCAAGTAAAAACGTCTGCAACGGCCATTACGCCCCGTTCTATCGCGGTTTCTGGTACTGGCTTGTCCATCTCCAACGGCAGCGGCGTATCTGGTGACCCAACCATCTCGCTGACCGGGCAGACCCTCAATTTTGCAAACGCCAGCTTCAATGGACTCGTCGTGCTTTCCACCGCAGGTGCTATCACCTCGGCCACCATAACGGGCACATCAAGCCAGATTGCTGTGACCAACGGCAACGGTATCAGTGGCAACCCTACTGTTGGCCTCGCAGACAACGCAATCATGCCCGGCACAGGGTCGATGACTATCCCTGTTGGTACGACGGGGCAGCAGCCTTCCGGTAACGCTGGCATGATGCGCTACGACTCTACGCAGAATGCGTTCTACGGCTATTCAACGGGCGCATGGAGGCAATTTTCTTTGTCTGGAGGTGTCACGCAGATTGATACTGGAACGGGCCTGACAGGTGGCCCTATTACTAGCACTGGGACAATTTCCATTGCCAACACAGCCGTCACCGCTGGCAGCTACACCCTAGCCAACTTTACGGTCAACGCACAAGGCCAGATTACTACTGCGTCCAACGGTACGGCGCTGGTCTCTTCCTTCACCGCTGGCTCTACGGGATTCACTCCAAACACGGCCACAACGGGCGCGGTGACTCTGGGCGGCATCTTGAACGCATCAAACGGCGGCACAGGCGCGGCCACGTTGACCGGCTATGTGTACGGCAACGGCACAAGCATAATGACCGCCAGCACGACTATCCCGAACGCGGGCTTGGCCAACAGCTCCGTGACCTACAACGGCGTGGCCGTGGCCTTGGGCGCAAGCGGAACGATTACCGCGTCTACCACCAGCGCGTTGACCATTGGCACGGGGCTGAGCGGAACCAGCTTCAATGGCTCCAGCCCAATAACGATTGCCATTGACTCCACCGTGGCGACATTGACCGGGACCCAAACGCTGACCAACAAAACCATCAGCGGCGCAAACAACACCCTGAGCAACATTGCCAATGCCAGCCTGACCAACAGCGCGGTTACGGTCGGAACTACGGCCATCAGCCTTGGCGCAACCAGCCTGACGCTTGGTGGCCTGACATCGGTGGCCGTCACCCAAGATCCGACCACGGCCCTGCAACTGGCAACCAAGCAGTACGTAGACGCGGTGGCGCAGAGTCTGAACGTCCACGCAGCCTGCGCTGCGGCCACGCCATCAAGCCTTGCCACGCTCACAGGCGGCACGGTGACCTACAACAACGGCACGGCTGGAGTCGGTGCAACTTTGACCTTGTCGGTGGCTCTGACCACGCTGGACGGCTACACGCTGGTCAATGGCAACCGCGTGTTGGTGAAGAACGAAGTCACCTCGGCCAACAACGGCATCTACACATGGGCCACGGGCGGAACCGTCCTGACTCGCGCAACCGACTTTGACACCAACGTCGAGATTGCCAGCGGCGACTTCACGTTCATAACCAACGGCACGACCTACGCCAATACGGGCTGGGTGCAGACCCTCCCCGTGACCACGGTGGGCACCAGCCCTATCTCTTTTACTCAGTTCTCTGGCGCTGGAACCTACACCGCAGGCACTGGCCTGACCCTAACCGGAACCCAGTTCAGCATCACCGACACTGCGGTCACGGCTGGCGCATATGGCTCGGCCACCCAGACGGGAACCTTCACGGTCAACGCGCAAGGCCAGTTGACGCTGGCTGCAAACACCACGGTAACCCCGGCTGTCGGCTCCATCACCGGCTTGGGCACTGGCGTGGCTACCGCGCTGGCTGTTAACACTAACACCGCCGGGTCTTTTGTGGTCAGAGGGGGCGCTTTGGGAACCCCAAGCAGCGGCACGGTGACCAACCTCACTGGGACTGCTTCGATTAACATCAACGGTACTGTTGGGGCCACCACTCCGACAACGGGCAATTTCACGACTGTGACTGCCACAACTGGAATATTTGGAGGTACTTTCTAATGGCTGCATCTGGCTTCACCCCTATTTCGCTGTACTACAGCGCCACGGCCTCTGCCGTCCCTTTGGCGGCGAACCTTGTTGCTGGTGAGCTTGCGCTGAACACCAACGACGGCAAGCTGTACTACAAGAACAGCAGCAATGTGGTCACCCTGCTGGCATCGACCGCAGGCTCTGCCGGTGATGTGGTTGGCCCAGCCTCTGCCACTGACAATGCTTTGGC